TCCGTTGAAATTGCACATTATTGGTGAACCAACGGTTTCAGACCATCCGCAATTCTCACAACAACTATCTGCCACTAACTATCACCTCTCTCAATGCCATGTATTCCGTCATATTGTGGTTATAGGCTGGTACGTAAATCCTCACGTATTGTGTTGTTTCTTCGGATAAAAAATGGATTCCACGGTACAGTCAAAGAAAATGGCAATACGGATTTTGATTTCATCACGCGGCACTCTGTTACCGGTTTCGTACATTGTAATTGCCCCCTGGCTAATACCAAGCGCTTTTGCCAGCGCTGTTTCCGTTATTCCGCGCTCAGTCCGCAGTTCTTTGATCGTCTGCCCGATTCTCTTTCCGTCAACTGCTTCGTACATATCCGTCGTATTCTCCTTTCCTAACGTTCTGTGTTGATCTTATCACACGTATTGTTACATGTCAACACTCTTTGTTATGTTTTTTATTACATTTTCACACGATCTGTAAACTTGTTGTATTTGTCTACACATATGGTGATATTTTCTTGCATGTTTTCACATTTCGTGTTATTATGAAAACGGAAAGGAGGCAATGATATGAATACAAGCAAACGTATAGGGCTGCGCATCAGGACCATGCGTCAAAGCCGCCGCATGACGCAGGCCGATCTTGCATATGCTATAAATCAGTCCCCTTCATCTATCACAATGTATGAAACAGGCAGACGTTGCCCCAACTTTGAAACGCTGGAAGCGCTCGCTGATACTTTTAACGTTCCCCTTGCCTCTATTGTTACCAATGACGAGCGGCTGGAAATGAACCTGCAGCTGTTTAATGAACCTTCCGCGCACGATCAGCAAATACGCCTGGTTGTTGATATGATGGAGCCCATGACTTACGAGCAAAAGCAGCAGGTTGTTGCCATTGTTCGCGCCTTTGCCAGCACCTGCCAGCCTGACAGGAAGGGTTGAATATTGCTATGATTTTCGGTTATTGCCGCGTATCCTCTGACGAGCAGGCTGCGCATGGTATTTCCATTCAGGCGCAGCGCGATATTCTCAATGGATATGCTGCCATGTCACAATCAGAAATAAAGATATTTGAAGATGCAGGCTTTTCCGGGAAGAACACCCAGCGGCCAGCCCTCCTCCGGCTGCTTGCTGAGCTGCCTGCTTCTTCCGTTTCTGCCGTCGTTGTCTGGAAACTTGACCGGCTGTCCCGGTCCCTCCGCGATACCCTTACCATGATTGAGGATATTTTCCAGCCCGCCGGCGCGTCCCTTGTGTCCGTCACTGAATCCATTGATACTTCCACCCCTTCCGGCCGCATGATGCTGAATCTGCTGGCGTCCTTTGCGCAGCTGGAAAGAGAACAGGACAGCGACCGCGTTGTAATGTCGCATAAACACTTGGCGCGCGACTGCCAGTATCTCGGCGGCCATATTCCGCTCGGCTATCGTGTTGATGAAAATAAACACTTTCAGCTTGATCCTGTCCGCGCTGCCATCGTTCGCCGGGTTTTCGATTTGTACCTGGCCCGCTGCGGTTATGGTGCCATTCTCGGCTATCTTAATTCGCCGGAAATATTCCCCCTGACCGGGAAAACAACTATATATACAAAGCAATCATTATATTTTCTTCTTCGTAATGAAATATATGCTGGTGTGTACCTCCGCCATATGGGCGCCGATCCGCGGCACCGTATCACGTCGCCTGAAACCATCCGCATACCCGGCGGCGTCCCGGCCATCCTGTCCGCTGATGAATGGCAGCGCGTCTGCCGGATCTGTGACGAAAACGCCTCTGGTTATAAAACGACGTACAGATCCCGCACCGTTTACCCGCTTTCCGGTCTTGTCCGCTGCGCCGTCTGTGGCCGCATTATGTCCGTCCGTCATGGTGGCAAGGCCCGCAACGGGGAAACGGAAAGATATTATACCTGTAAAAATAAGTGTGTCCGCCCTGCCCGTCTTGAAAATGTCCAGGATGCCGTCTTTACTGCCCTTGAATATTTCGCCTCTGATGAATCCGTCATCCGGCAGGCTTGTGAAATTTCCAATTCTTTTATTGATACCGACGAAAAAGAAAACCAGCAGGCCGTCGCCCCGCTGGAAGATCGTCTGCAGGAAATTGCCCGTCAAAACGCCCGCATTGTTTCCTTTGTCAAAAATAATGATAATCCCCCTGCCTCCATGATGCAGGAGCTTACCGACCTGGATAAAGAGGAAAAGCTGCTGCGCTCCCGCATTGTGTCCCTCCGCCGTCCCCTCGGCCGGCATGACGCGGAAGAAACGGTCCGCCTGCTCCGCCTGGCCGGTGACATAAGAAAACTGCCGCCTGACGAGCAGAAAGCCCGTATACAGGCGGCAGTAAACAAGGTTTTGGTGACAGACTTTACGTATCAGGTGATACTCGCCTGTCACACATACAGTGGAGATGAACCGACACATTACATAGAACACACGATTGACCGATAAAAAAACCTCGGATGGCCTCCGGGGTTTTTCTTTTTTATTACTTTTCTTCTTTATCTTCCTGCTTTTCGGCTTTTGCCTCCTGGACGTCGCCCTTTGCCCGCATTACTTCCAGCAATTTCAGCAGGATCTTCGGTACAGGCACGCCCATTGTCGCCACATTTTCCAGGATGCTCAGCCCTTCGGATGCAATAAACCATAAGCAGGTGGCACCCATCACAGCCTCAAACTGAATACCGGCGCCTTTTGATACTGCCTGGTCCAGCAGCGCAGCCAGCAGCACAACCAAAAGGATCAGCGCCTTTTTCATCAGGCCCTGCCATGCTACATGACTGGCAATGTACCCATTTTCGGTTTTGCTGCTCTTCCCCATTGCACCGCAGATCAGGCCGGTAATGTAGTCGATCGTCATTACCGCAAGCAGTATCCATACCAGCGGCGGCATTTGTACGAAAAATGACGCCACGGCCCCGCCTGCAGCTGCCAACAGTTCCAGAATCTTCTTCATTTTATTTTTCCTCCTCCATATTACTTCCGGGGTATTTCCCGGTAAGCTCCTTCCCCTGTGCCTCAGTCAGTCCCCTGACTATCACCCTGTATGTTATCGGTTTTACCGTCTGCGATGTTTTGAGCCGTTCCCAGGTTTTCGGGCCGATGATACCGTCCTGAACCAGCCCCCAGTCTTTTTGCAGCGCTTTTACTGCTGCGACTGTTTCACTTCCATAATCACCGTCCGCACCGTAACGCGGCAGTTTATATCCGCGGTCCAGCAGGAGCTGCTGCGCATACTTCACAACCGGCCCCTTGTCGCCCTTGCGAATTGTACCCAGCGTTACGTTTTCGTCTGGATCTGTTATGACGTCCGGTTTCGCTGTGCCATAATCGACGCCTTTTAGCTCGCCCCATTCAACCCATTTGCTGATTGTCAGTTTGCTTTTTATGACGCCGTTTACGGTGCCGCTGGCCTCTATTACCCACCCATCCCCGATGTACAGGCCAACATGTCCGCGCTTTTCTGTGCTGTGTGTAAAAATAGCTGTTCCGGGTTTCAACTCTTTCCCGTCGTCGCGCTTGCCTTTTATCAGCTCGCCCTTTGCTGTGCAGTATTTATCCCACATCGTATTACTGCCATGGTACATATACCCGCCCAGCTGCTTAAACGCCCAGGAAAAGAGGCCGCTGCAGTCTGCGACTGTATGGCCGATCCATTTTTTACCGTACAGTCGCCCGCTTTTCCGGTCCGCGTCCGTCATCTGTTCCAGCTGCTGCTGTTTTGCCGCTGTCCACATGACGCCGGCCGTTCCCCATATATAACCCCAGTTATTGTCAAGCGCGTACTGGAATTTATCTATCAGGGCCTGCGTGCTTATCATGGCGTTTCGCTCCTTTCTGTTAGTCTTGTTTATGCCTGCTATTGCGTCCTTTTCACGGCAAGATCAGAACGAAACAATATGCTTCGTTGCTGTTCCGTATGGAATAAATGTCAGTGTCCTGTTTTCCCTGTCAATACAAAGGATCTCTGCGCTTTCCTGACCGATTCTTGTATTGCCACGTTCACGGACAAACCCTGTTACCTCTGTTGCGCCGGAAGGTGCTGCTTGAACGATCTCACACCCACCGTTTGACCTTATTCTATTTCCATCACTGTCATACCGTGAAATAGGCATAGGGCTTACGCTGGCATGAGCGAAATAATAGTTATATCCGATATATGCAACATCGTTATAACTATTTGAATAAGTAATTGCCCACTTCTTCCCGTCAACATCAGTAAACCAATATGTTCCTGCCGTGATTCCGTTTACAGATGCAAGATAATAATCGTCCAACGTTCCGTTATCACATCTCACCTGTATATCATTGATTGTTTCGATTGTTGAAACATCATCCGCATGACCATGACCGTGAATCACACCAAGAACATCAATAGCACCTTGCGATGTGTAATCAGAATCAATTTCAAGCGTATCACCGTTGACTTCATCCCTTGTGGTTGTCCATGTATTTCCATCAAGTGTCATACGGTTATACACTGTGAATGTTTCTGTAATGCTTGTACCGTTCTTGACAGCTTTCAAAACCTTGAACAGCGCATTATTTGTACTTCCGTATGGTTTGTCATTATGAATAAACACAATGATTCCCCATCCGGTTGTATCTGCCTTGTTCAGCTTGCAAGCCTTTTCACAGAACCATGTGAGTTGCCCTTGACTCATAAACATCAGTTCGTCTTTGTACCGGACAAACGAACCGTCAGATTTGAAAATATCGGACGATTGCAGAATAATCATTCTGATCTTTGATTTTTCATCGTCAAGATAATACCAACCACCGAAAGGATTATCTTCATCATAGACGATTGCAGGATTCTTGCTGTAATTCCTGTTCAAAACATCAAAGCACTCCATCGGATTCAGCAGATAATCCGCACTGTTCGGCGCACCCTGTACACCCTTGATACCTACATCATGATTACCGACAGCATACAAGCAGTTCGCTTCCCGTCCTGCCTTTGTCAAAGCATTGAGAAGGTTCGTTTTATACCATATTTTGTCATGACTTGTACTGTAATCTTTGTAATCGCCAAGACCGACAAGATAATCCACAATGCCACGACTCATCATGTCAGCGTATTTCTCATACTTGAACGGTGTATAATCATGGTTATCTGTGAACAGCATAATCCGAAGATCGGCATTTTCATTCAGAAGGTCTGTGGTGACTTTCTCTGATTCTTCCTGATATACCATTACTTCTTCTTTTTTATCGAAGTTTATTCCGGTATATGTGATTGTGCTTGCGACAGGCATTACAATATTGTCAATGCTTGTTGATGTATGAATTGTGATTGTATCCCCACTGCTGACAGCAAAAGGTGATACGGTCTGTTCTACGTTGTTCAGCAGGATTTTGTCACAGGATATAGTGATCTGCGTTCCTTCTGTGTTATATGGATAATAACTTCCTGTGAAGATTGCGAGGAAGTCATTTAATGTGGCAGGTTCGTTTCCACTGCCAAACATTTGTGTCAGATCAAACAACTGCACACGGATTTTGCCATCAACAGATTTCCCAGGACCGCATCTGAAAAACACACTCCATGTATAGCTATCGGATTGATAAATGCGAGAACCTGTCATAACTTCCTTGACAGTTCCTTCGTTATATCCACGCCCTGCCCCAATATAGGCTTGGAATCCATTTGACAATGATGTTTGCAGTTCTATTCCATCAAGATCAATAAGAACAGCACCAATATGTCCCAACGGTATGGCGTATGTGTCACAAATATTAAACGCCGTATTTCCTGACGATTCACCATAAGCGGTTGTCCATCCGTTTGAATCTGTTGAATATTCAATATTATTGTGTGTTTTGCTGAACAAAGGAATCTGCTGATTGTAGACAATTGATTTTGTTCCTGTGTTCATCACAAAAGCATAAGAAGCACCAACAGGAACGGTTTTTGTAATTGCCGTTGTATTGTCTGATCCGATAGATTCAGACAGATATTCTTCCACCTCTGACACATCATCACTAATGCCCTGTAAATCGCTCAATAGCAGGCGCTGCTCAGTCGCCAGGTTAGTCGCGTCCCAGTGTGCCGCGGTCCATGCTTCGCTGGTGGAAATATCCTGCTTCGCCTTGTATAGTGTGCCGTCTTTGTAGCACAATGTGCCAGCGCTTACCGGGAAGGTAAGATCCGCGTATGCCGGGCATACCAGGGTCGGTGTCGCGTCCTGGCCGTCCTGTCCGTCCTGGCCGTCCTCTCCCTGCGCCTTTATCTCAGTATCAACGTATTCATGGTTTTCTGCGTCATAAACCATCCAGTTTTTTGTGGTTTCGTCAATATATGCCGGATGCAGGTTTACATTCTCCGCGTCCTCCGCCGCCTGCTCCGCTGCCTCCTGCGCGTCCTCCGCTGCGGCCTGCGCATCCTCCGCCGCTTCTTTTGCGGTGACTGTCTGCGTTTTCAGGCTCGTTACCTGTTCCAGAAATGCCTCCTGGCTGGTTGGTACGTTTTCGTCCGGGTCGTTTGCTGCTTCAATAACTTTGGTCGTTACTATTACCGACTTTCCGCGCTTGTTCACGGTGTCGTTTTCTGTTTCTTCCAGCCAGACCTGCATTTCCCCTTCCCCTTCCAGCGTACCTATATCGGCGGCTGTAATGGTCCAGGAAAGTATGCCGGTTTCCCGGTCAAACTCTGTCACGGCCACATAGGCGTCCTCTTTTTCTTCGCCCGGCCGGATATGGACAATAGACGGCACACCGTCCGGCATTTTGTCCATCCAGGCAGTCATATCTATTTCAATGCTTCTGAAGTTTGTTTCTCCTGTATATCCTATCGGTATGCTGTGCGGCATGCTGCCTATTTTATACATATCTCAATACCTCCCGTCCTTTTTCATTTTAATAAAAAGCGGCGGGTTTCCGAATACACACCCGCCGCCGGTCGTTATTTCTTCTTGTCGTTCTTTTCTTTCCACCCGTTCACGATCTTGTCCGCGTCCTTTGCTGTCAGGCCAAGCGCTTTGTATGCCTTTTCAATGGCGTCAAGTATCCTGCGCTTGTCCTCTGTGCTGCCTTTCAGGTACTGGCTCTTGTACTTCTGCGTTATCTGGCTCTTTATGTCCTTCACCTGGTACCCTATGTCCAGCATTTTCTTTGCGGCGGCCTTTATGTCGTCGCTCTTGTTCGCGTCCATGGCGTCATACAGGGGGGTATAGTTTGAATAGTTGTCCACCTTCTTTCCGGTTTTCTTTTCATATTCAATCTTGTCCAGTGCCTCCGCGATCTGCTTGTCCGTCGCGTCCGGTCGCTCTTCCCGGTACATCTTTTCCGCGGTCGTCCGGTTTATCTTGCTGTTCCGGTACTCGTCCAGCACCCAGCTGCTCATGCTGCCGTATCCATGTTCTGTCAGCATTTCCTTTTTCTTTTCGCTGCTCAGGCTGTCGTCCTCTTTCGTCAGCTTGTTCAGGTCTGTGTTCAGGCTCTTTTCGCTCTTTCCCTTACCCAGCGTCAGATAATCGGTCATTTCCTGCGCCAGTCCCTTTTTGCCTGCCTTGTTCGCCTGGTAGATCCGCTGCACGTAAGCCGCTGTGCTGGTTTCATATCCTGCTGCGCCCAGTTCCGCGTTAATCAGTCCGATTATGTCCTCCGTCGCTACCAGGTCCTTCAGCTGATACTTCAGCACCGCGCCGCTGGTGTCGCGCTGTGCGTATGTCCCGCCGGTCAGTCCCTGCGCCCGTCCGCCGCTGAACAGGTTTACCATGGCCCGGAAGTCCCGCATAAAGTTTTTCGCCGGTATGTCCGTCGCCAGCTGCAGCAGCTGCCCTATGCTGTCCTCCGTTTTCCGGTACCAGTTCTTGTCCGTCGTGTTGGTGAACAGTCCGGCCAGGTTGTTGAAAGCATCCTTTGCTTTGGCAATCACGCTCATGCTGTTGTCCGTCAGTTCGCCATTCTGCAGGGTATCAATCAGCTGCGAATATCCTGGAATCAATCCCAGCGGGTTAAGTTCACCGATCAGGTTATAGCTCAGCCGGTACAGGTAGTTTTCTTCTTCCGTCTTTTTCTTGTCCGGGGACCGGCCGGTGCTGAACAGGGCCTTTGCCGCTGCCTGCGCCGCTGCGCTCAGTACGAACGTTGCCAGCGCCTTTGCCGCGTTCTTCTTTCCGCCCTTTTCCTTTATGTTCCGCATCGCGTCCGCCAGTACGTTCAGGGACAAGGTGGGCTCGGCCATGAAGGAAGTAATTGTTTTCATGTACCAATGGTTGCTGCGCATGTTCTGGCTCTTTACCAGCACGCTGTCATAGACCTGCGTCCGGCGCATTACGTCGTTAAACCGGTCCGCGCATTTCTGCAGAAACTCTTCGCTGTTCACGTCCATATCCTTGTGCATGGCGTGCTGCTCAGCCTTTACCGCTACCCACATGCGCGTCCAGGCCCAGGCGTCCATTTTCTGCGGCAGTATCGTTGCCTTGTCGCTTACCCAGTCATACGCTGCCTTTGCCTTTCCTTCCTTTGTTTCCGGTGTAATGTAGTCAATCATGCTGCGGCCATAGTTCATGTCGAATTTACCCATATCCTTCAGCACAGCGACGCCGGAATACTTTTTCAGTTCCTCATATGCGCCCTTCAGGTATCCGCTCGTCATGCCCTGCGCCAGATACTTCGGGTTAATCATCATGGAGGCGCGGATGATGGACAGGGGCTGCTGCGCTGCCACGGAAAGGCTGCCGGCCACCGCGTTTTTCTTGAAAGCGCTCAGCAGTTTGTCGTATGCCGTGTTTCCGGTACCCTGCGCCGTTCCGCCGTTTATGTCGTCCATAAACTGTGCCAGGTAATCCGCCGCGCTCTTTCCGTATGCCTCCTGGAAGGCCGCCCGCACGCTGCGCTTGTAGCTGTTATCTTCCAGTATGTTTCCTTCTTCGTCGTATACCTTGTTGTCGCTGTCGTATTCCAGCTGATAGTTCAGCACTTTGTTCAGGTTCTCTACCGCCGGGAATACTGTATTGAAGGTAATCATACCGACAATGTGCTTCATGGCTGTAGGTGTGAAGTCGCTGATTTCCACCGCGTTCTGTGCGCCGGCCGTTACCCTCTTCAGGAAGGATTGACGCCCCGCCCGGTTGTCGTTCTGCTTGTTCACGCCCTTGTTGCTCGCCTGGTTCAGCACCCCGCCCCAGCTCTTGATCGGGAAATACCATTCTTCGGTAAATTTCTTAATGCCGAAATTCTCCATGCTGGTCTGGTTGCCTATGTCAGCTATTTCGTCGCTCATGTATCCTACGATACTGTCCGCGTACCGGATCTGTTCCGGCGTCAGGTAGCTGTCCAGGTTTTCCAGCAGTTCCTTTGTCATCCGTACCGGCCGCTGTTCGCGCTTCACCCGGCCCGGCTTTCCCTTTGTTTCGTCGTCCAGCGCCAGCACAAAGCCTCCGCGCAGCAGGTGGGCTGTTTCCTCCGGCCGCAGCGCGTTCTTTTCGCGCATCCATACCGCCCGCAGCGCCATGATCTGCTCCGTTGTCATGTCCACCGTTCCGCCGTTTACCTGTACCTGGTGCTTTTCCTTCCCGTTCCAGGTGCCGTATCCGGTTTCGCCCGCAATCTGCGCTATCTTCTTCTGTGCCTCCGCCGCCAGCAGGCCGCTGCGGTTTTCCGCGTCGTGGAATCCGTTGTGCAGCGTATTCAGTGTGCTGTTGCGCAGCATTTTGAAGAAGTATTCCGGCGTCAGGTTGCCGTATCCGATGGCGTTTACAATTCCGGTCCGGGCCTTGCTGCCGAATCCTACCCGTTCGCCCTTGAACCGGCTCTTGCTCATTTCGCTTTCCATGTTCTCCGCCAGTTCGGCTATCTCGTACCGCTTGCCGAGGATAAAGGCTTTCCCGCGGGCGTTTATGACGTTGGTTATCTCGCTTACCGCCTTGCTGATTTCGTCCAGCGCTGCCCGTCTGTCCTTCAGGGTATTGAGCTTGTTACCCTCCGCCGTCCAGTACATCAGCAGTCCGTTGTCGATCTTCCGCAGGTCGTCTATTACGCGGTCCTTCATTTCTGTATCCGTGCTGCCGTCGTAATAGGTGATCGTAAGCCAGTTCAGGTCGTTGTCCGCGTCGAACCGTCCGAATTGTTTATTCATCCGGTCCAGCCTTGCTTTGAAGTCCTGCAGCTGCTTCTTGTCCGCAAACAGCACCTTGCGCAGCCCGTCCGTCATGTCATGGCCCACCAGCTTTTCGCACAGGAACCGCGCCAGTCCCTTCGCCTCTTCCGGTACGTTCTTTGTATCGGTTTCCGCGGTCAGTTTGGTTTTCAGCCGGCTTATGTTCGTATTGATCTTCCTGCGCAGCTTCAGGTTTTCTTCTTCGGTTTCCCGTGCCTCGCGGTTGTCCTTCAGCAGCTGCTCGTACTCGTCCCGCTGCTGCAGCAGTTTCTTTGTGTTTTCGCTCTTCAGCTTGTTGATTATGTCCTTCTTTACCCTGGTCCGCTCTTCCTGTGCTGCCAGCCGCGCTACCTTGTTGTAATAGTCAATCGCGCTGCTGACGTCGTGCTTCAGGATACCAGCCCAGTCGGACGCCCTGTATCCGGCGCTGACAACCTGCTGCATCCGCTCGTCCATCCGTTCCAGGCTTTCCGCTATGCTGCCCGTCTGCCTGCTCAGGTCCTTGATCTGGCCCATCAGCTCCTTGATCTGCGCCCTGGCCGTCGGGTCCTTCACCAGATAGGTCGTCACGCTGGCCGCCGCGCCGTAACAGATTGCCACGGCCTCGTCCATGTTCACTTCGTACTGCTGCGCGCCGCTGCTGCTTTCCAGCATGTCGCTGATTTCGTCCACGATGGCATGCAGTACGTCAATATCCTGTTTGCCGTCTATTTCCTTCAGGCTCTTGTTCTTATCCCGCAGCTCGTTCCATTGTTCAACAAGCCTGCTCTTGCCATCCGTCGTGCTGACCTTCAGTTTCACGCCGCTGCCGAAAATCTTGTCCCGCAGCTCCTTCAGGCTGCTGTTCTCCGCTTTCAGCTCGTTCAGTGTGTTCTTGCCGATAATGAACGTCATCCCGCGCAGGTATTCCAGGTTTTCGTTCTTCTCGCCGCGGATCTTCGCTACCAGGTCCGCTGCCAGTCCCTCCGCCTCTGCCTGTATGTCCTTGCCCGTTGCGAGCTTCAGGGCCATACCGGCCAGCCGGTCCTGTATCTCCTGCTTGTTCATGGTGCTGTTGTACTGTTTCCGCAGCATGGCGGCCTGCTGGTCCAGGCTGGTTTTTCCCAGGAAGGATTTCATGGCTTTTACTGCCTGCGTTTCTTCCAGCTTCTTCAGTTCCTCCGCCCGCTGTGCTATTTCCGCCTGCGCCGCTTTCACTTCTTCCAGCATGTTTTCCACGGTCGCCTTTACCTGGTCGCTGGTCTTGCCCTGCGCAAACTCCTTCAGTACGCTGCTCATTCGGTACATGAGCCCCGCGTACCCGTCGCTGCTGGTAACCTGGTGCATTTGGTTTTCCAGTTCGGTCTGCTTCTCCTGCTCCCGTTCCAGCCGCTCCCGGTTGTTGATAAGCTCGGTAAGCTCTTCCTCAGTCAGCGCCTCTTTGTTTTCCAGCTGCTTGATCCTGTTCCGGTAATCCAGCATCTTTTTCAGGTTCAGGCTCATGCTGATGCGCAGCCCCCGGTATTCCTGCCACAGTGCCTCTTCGTCCTTTGTTATGAAAGAGGAAGGCGTCTGGTTCGCAAGCCAGATCCCGGCGTCTATGGAGGTTTCGTCTTGTTTGCTCCATCTTATGTCTGTTTTCTGGTCGTTGAAACGTTCAGACGGCGGTATGATATTTCCGGCATCATCACGGGTGATGGGTTCAGCGCTCTTTATCAGGTTTGACCGTGTTACATAACTCACGCCACGGGAAACAACCGGCTGCCCGTATCCGCCGTCTGCTCCTTCGTTCAATATAATTGTGTCGTATGGCAGGTCGTTCTCTTCGATGTACTCTATCAGGTCGCGCCCGTCTGTCCAGTCCGGCAGTCCGTCCTCCTGCAGCTCTGTTAATCCGTATTCCTGCCGCGCCTGTTCAAACAGTTCCGCTGTTTCAGGATCTCTTGTATCAAATACGCGCCCAGGGTTCATGTACAGCTCATATGTCATAGGCTGCGTTTCGTCCACGGCATAGGCGCGGATGCTGCTGGCGCTGGCATGGTTATACCGGTCTGCGTATGCTTTGTTTTCTGTGAAGTACGACCAATCCCTGAATTGAGTAAATCCGCCGGTAGGTGTGCCATGGTATACCTTCATGGTATATCCCGCAGCCTCCGCCGCCTGGTCCACCAGTTCCTGCTGTTCCGCTGTATTCCCGCTTTCCACGGCCTGCTGGTACCGGTTGTCTATTTCAGCTTTTGAAAAGTGGAATTGACTTACCGTGCTTTGCTGTGGCACTTCGCCCGTTCTGAAGTAATGCTTTATGTCGTTCACGACCTTATCAGCATTTACTCTTCCATCATATTCAATGCTGTCAATCGTAAATCCCTTTTCATCCGTCAGGTCTACATTGAAGTATTCTTCTCCTGCAAACCTGCGCACCATATCGCGGATCTGTGCATACTGGCTCGCAGTCGGTTCTTTGATAATGTCTATACCGGGCGTTTCAGCAATAACTCGTATGTTTCCATTTCTCATAAAATCATACATTGCCTTTCCGCCCTGCATGTCAGTGCTGGCGTATACCGTGCTGATATTCCGATGATCCTGGCCGCGTTTCCCTCTGTGCATGCCTTTTTCACCTGTAAAATTCAGCAAACGACCGTTAGGCAGCATATACCCTGCTTCTCTGTAATCACCTGTATATCCAAATTCTTTTACAGCCTGCTTGCGTCTGTAATCCTCTTCGCTCAGCCCGCTTTTTTCTATGGCTTCTTTTTCTGCTGTCACATCCCGGTTTTCAATGTATTCATTCCATTTTTTATTTAAGTCTTGCACCTGCTGCCGCGCTTCGTCCATTTCCCGGCTCAGTGGTTTATATGTTTCATCCTCCCATTTCTTATATTCCGCCATTACCTTTTCTTCGTTCTCTGTCCCCAAGGCAGCCGATACTTTGTCAACCCATGCTTTTACGTCTCCGTCTATTTCGCTGAGTTTTGCCCTTGCGGTTTGTTCTCTTTCCCGCGCAGTATTCATTTCGTTGAAAAGCCTTTCGCTTTCTGTATCCGCCTTGCTCCATCTTATGTCCGTTTTCTGATCGTTGAAACGCTCGGACGGGGGAATGACATTGCCGGCATCGTCATATGTAATTGCGTCAGCTGATTTGACATCATTCGGATTGAAGAATATTCCTATATCACCCTCTGAATATTCGTATCCTCTTTCGCTGTTTCTTCCTCCATTATCTCTGACATTGTTAATTCTTACACTGTCAAAGCCCCATTTTTTCGCCCATTCTGCTATATCCCTTGTTTTTACTGACATATTCATATCTGAATAATCAAGGCCAAGGGTATCCATATTTTCTTGCATTTCACCATACGGATCTATTTCATACCTTCCGTCAATAACATTGTCCGGTGTATGTCTAAGATCAAACGGTATATCATTCCAATTCCTATGTTTTGCATCAACAACAAGCTGCTTGCCCGGTTTAGTATACAGGTCGTAAATACCTATATATTCCCCGTTCGGGCTCGCTGCTCTTTTCAGCCATTCCATCAGTTCAAATCTGTATAGATGTACTGTTGTCGTTTGGTTCCATATCTTATCCTTATACACATATTCAAATTTATCCATTGCTTTACCATTTTCAGCACCATTTTCAACCTTTTTCATGCTTATGGTTTCTGCAAATTTGTTATTGTATAATTTGTTGAAGTAATCTATTAAATCATCATCATTCAATTTATATATGTTTGTCGGTTCACCAACCCTTTCAGATATTTTTTTAATCTCTGTTGTTGGTGCGTATGTCGCTGCCAAGTCTTTATCATATGCAACAAATACCGCATTTTGGCTCGCGTCCATATCAATCTTCGTAAAACCGAAAAACTCTGTCCCATGATATGCCCGATCAGTGTATTTATTTGTTTTTGCCGATTCATCCACCAGCCGCTGCTGTTCTTCTGTGTTCCCGCTTTCCACCGCGGCCATATACTCTTTGTCTATCTGTGTAATTTCCGCCTTGCTCATTCTGGCGGGCTGTATCGGTTTCTGCTGCTCGTCGTCCTGCTGCAGCTTGCCGCTCAGTGCTTCGTTGTAGGCGCCCAGCCAAAGCCTGGATATTTCATTCACGCCCTTTACAACGGCGCGTGCGTCGCGGCTGGCACTTTCGGTCATGCCGATTGTGGCCTTCCTGATCCTGTCCACCAGGTCCTTGACAAAGTTTTTAATTTCTCCGTACAGGCCTTTGTCGTTCTGTGCAATTTCCTGCTGCACTTCTTCATTGTTCAGGATCTGGTCGCAGCTGTCCGCCACTACTTCGCTGATGGCACCTTCCAGGTTGTACCCGTTGTCCTGCATATGGTGATCCAGCCGCTTCATCAGGGTATCGGTGCCGTTGTCCTTCGCATACTGCTGCATCACGAACCTTTCCAGCCGGTTGTATCCCTTCATGCTGTTGGACTGCAGCCAGTGTGTCATTTCATGTCCGAACGTCACCATTATATCATGGCGGGCCTGCGTTTTTTGTCCGTCAATCAGGCCATAGTTCATGCCCTCAATGTTTATGCCGATCTTCTTTCCCTGCTGCCAGCCGTATGTTTTGTCGTCGTCCAGCTCGGTAAAGTCAACCTCAATACCTGCCTTGTGCGCAATGGCGGCTATCGCGTCCATTTTGTTCCGCAGGTTCTTGTCCAGGTTCTTAATGATGGTATTCCAGCCCTCGGTGCCGTACTCGGCGCCCTTATAGGTCGCTTTGCCGGTCGCGGCCTTGTTGTTCCCGGCCAGGTCGTTTTTCCGGTTTTCCGCATGTTCCGTCGCGCTGTCTGTGTATATGCCCTGCGCCAGCTGATAGTTCAGCCCCGTTACCGGCATGGCAAAGCCGGCATAGGCATACATGCGGATCTGCCTTGCCTCTTTCAGCGCCTGGTCTATGTTTTTGATCTGTCCCTTTTCCTGTGCGTCAATCAGCGCGCCGGTGTATTTCTCGCTGTAAAATTCCGGGTTGCTTACCGCGTCCTGGATGATGCGCGCCGTCTGGTAGTCTGTCGGCAGGATACTGCTGCTGCTTACCTCCTGCTGCTTTCCGTCCACCGTCGCCAGTATCTTCGTGCTGTACTTGCCGTCCGCGTCCTTTACAATGCGGATGCCGTCCAGCTTGCCATGCGTCCCGTCCACAATCAGTCCACGGGCGCCCTGCACCTGCTGTCCTTTCGCGTTCTTCACGTCCTCCACGCTCGCAAGGTGGATACCGTCCCCCTTCGGCATGGTCTTTTTCTTTGTCAGTACGTCCGCCACGCTCTTTATGGCGTTTACTTCGCCCTCTGTCGCTTCGTTCTGCCTGCCGCGCAGCTCGTTGCTGGTCGGGCTCGCGTACCGCAACTGTGCGTAAAGGTTCAGGGCGTCATGGTTGCCGTTCAGCTTCTGCCGTTCCTCTTTCGTCAGACCGTCTATGCCGTTTTCCGCTTCAATGGCCTTGACGATGATCCCGGTCATTTCCTCGTCGTCAATGTTCAGTTCCTTCAGCTGCTCATTGACAAAGTTGACCGTCGTTTCGTGTACCTTCTGCTGGCCCTGCTCCTGTCCTTCGCGCATAATGTCCTGCGCCAGCTGTCCGATCTTGTACGCGCTGTTATTCTTCCCGGCCTCCGCCCGCTGCATCATGCCCTGCGCGGTCTGGTTTGCCGTTGTGGTTTCGTCCAGCCCCATTGCCGCTTCCAGCACCTGCTGCATGCCCGCGTTCTGCTGTATCTGGTTGCCTGTCTGCATGGTCTGTGTCGCAATCTGCGCCGTACCGTATGCAGCACCCGGTCCTACGCTCAGCAGCGCACTCTGCGCGCTCATGCGTATTTCATGGTTCCATTCCCGCATGGCCTGCCGCGTTGCGCTGTCCGCGTCCGTTACCTTTACCCATTTTCCGTTTCCGTCCTGGTATCCGCCTGCGCCCAGGATCTGCTTTGCCCGCTCCTGCCATTGGTTCTTGTGGCCCAGCATTTCCTTTACGTAAGGCTCCACAATCGCGCCCACGATTTCTTCGGAAGGTTCGCTGATACCGATTTTCGCAACATACTTCAGCAGGTTGGTCGGGTCTCCCAGCCAGTTTTCCACACTCCATACTTCCGTCGCTGTTTCGATGGCCGCGTCTATAAATGCCTCCATCCAGTCGTACGCAAAGTTGTTGCTGCCGCTTTCCATGTTGTTCTGCAGGCTGGTTTCAAACGCCTGCGTACCGAACAGCCCCAGCACGCCGTACTGCAGCGCGTCCCCGGTCAGTCCGAGCCCTTTACCGATGGCGACGTTAATACCGCTGTCAATGCCGCTCATCAGTCCCTGATAAGCCCAGCCCCAGTCATTCCCTAACGCGGTCGCTATCCGGTTGCGGGTTATTCCCTTGTATCTGGTAATGGCATAGTTATTGCTGTAGGGGTCCGTTGTCCCGTTGTCCTCGCCGGTCAGCAGCGCCTTGATCTGTCCGGGAAGATTGATAATAAATTCCGCCGTCTGCAGCGGGGTTGCCGCGGCAGTCGCTATGCTTGACAGCACCGGCAGCCTGGTTGCCTGATCTTCCAGCTTGATCTTTTCAAAATAGCTGTACCGCTGGTTCAGTGTAGGTTCCAAGCCTTTGTAGAAAGCCAGCGCTTCGTCGTACAGTCCCGCGTTGTAATAAGACAGGAAAATATCCTGTTCGCTGTATCCGTTCTCGCCCGGCTCGTCGTCCATCAGCGCGGCCTTGCCGTAATTGCTGTCTGTTATGTCATAGTTTGAAATGCCGTTTTCTCCGCCAAGCACAGAATAGATAACATCAACCGGCCTTATGTTGTATGATTTTCCGCCGAATGAATCGTCTGTCTGATCGTCGCTGTTAATGATTTGATGATAAACATTGTTCTCAGGATGGTATTCAGTATCGGCATAGTCGCGCCCGGCCATGAATGTATCATACTCCGCTTCGCGCTTTTCCGCCGCGTCCAGCCGCTTTAGCGCGTCCTGCGTATTGCTCAGCTGCATTTCCGCCGTCCGCTTCTGCACGCCCAGCTTGCCGTTCGGGTCCGCCACATAGTCCAGCGCTTCGTTGATCCGGTCGTCCATCGCCTGCTTCTGTTTCCTGTCCATTCCGGCCGTCGCCTGTTCATACGCGCCGTCGCCGTTCATGGCGTCATATGCCATGCGCCGCATGTTGTCCATGTTCATCATGTCGCGCCTGGTCGTCATGTTGTCTATGTTGTACCGCAGGAAGTTCTTTGCCCGATCCGTCGCGGATTGTGAACCGATGCCCGCATTTTTGTTCAGCAGTATGTTCAGCGTATCCCGCGCTTTCTGTTTCTGCGCATCGGTATATCCTTCGTTGTATATAATGGCCCGCTCGTTTTCCACTTCCGGGCTGGTGTACAGGTCAAGCAGCGCGTCCCACCGGTTCCCGCTGGCCTCGCTGTCTTCTATCTGCCTGTTCAGGTTTTCAATCTGCTGCCGGTATCCCTCCGCCTCCGCGTTCCATGCTGCGCGCTGCGCCGTCCGCTTGCCGCTGGTCCACATGTTCACATCGTCGGTGTTGTCCCAGTATCCGCTTTTGCGCAGCTCGTCCATGTCCTTTATGATTTCATGCGACGTCTTGCCCTTCAGCATCTGCTTTGTTTCTTCCGGCATGCTGCCAAGCCATGCGCTGTGTTCAACGTCGCCGGTCAGCACGCTTTCAGCCCGCTGCTTCCGCTTGTTCTCCGGCAGGTTGCTGAAGAAATCATTCAGCTGTTTTGCTTTGTCTTTCAGGCTGCCCCGGCTGTCGTTGATCTGCTTTGCCGCGTATGCCTGGTAGCTCCTGTCCACGCCGTCCGGGCTGTATTTTGCGTCCTTCGCCGTGTTTTTCCATACTTCGGTCTGTTTCTGGTTCGCTTGCCGTTCGCGTTCCCGCTCCCGTTCCATGGCGCCCGGTGTATTTGCCATTGCTTTCGCAGCATACACTAAATGGCTCTGGTCGCCCGCCGGGCTGTACTTCAGTTCCTGCGCCTTTTTCCGCGTTGCTTCTGTGATCGCGCTGGAAAGTGCCATCTGCTGCCTTTTCCGCAGTTCCGCGTTCTTTTTGTTTACCGCTTCGTTAATCTGCGCCTGCCGCTGCCGCTGTGCGTTCTCTTCCTGCCATTGGTCGTATGTTATGGTATTGCCATTGCCTACTTTACCGTATTCTTTCTGGTACTGGCTGTAACTCAGGATATTACTTTTCTTTTTAGCCATGGCTTTTTATCCTCCGCTGCTTTTAGTCCTTTTTCTTTCCAAGCACCTTGTCCCAGTCCGTCGTCTTTTCTCCGGCTTTCACTCCGGCCGCCGCCGTAGCTCCCGCATACATGGCATTTTGTGTGTTAATGTCGTATGCTTTGCTCTTGTCAAAGCGTGCGTTGGTGTTTATCGTGGAAGGATCTACATATACATACTTCCCGTTGTTAATCGTGTATGGGTTGCCGTTGGTGTCCAGGTAATAGGTTTTCCCGCCGCCTGCGCCTCCGCCGGTCTGCGCCTTTGCTTTCAGTTTCTCCGCGTCCTCCGCCGTCAGTCCGGCCGCGCCCAGCATGTCGTCGCTCGGCATCTGCCCGTTCTGCAGCATCATCAATGCGTATTCAGCCGCGTACTTCTGCTGGCTGCTCATTTTGTCCCAGTCCAGGCTTTCATTGAATTGCCGGATGCTTTCCGCCATCTGCTGCTGGTTCAGTTCATAGTTCCGGTCGCTTTCCAGCACTCCGCGGTCAAACTGCGCCTGCCAGTTCTGCTGCGCCAGCGCGTCCTGCTGCTTGCTATAGTCAAACTGCGCCTGCCAGTTCGCCTGCTGCTGCGCGTCCTGCTGCTTGCCATAGTCAAACTGTTCACGCTGCAGTCCATAATTCCGGTCGCTTTCCAGCACGCTTCTGTCATAGTCCCTCTGGTCCACCTGCTGCTGCCAGCCGAAGCGTGCCTGATCCGCCGCGTACTGCATTTCAAACTGCCGGATAGCCTCCTGCCGTTCCTGCTCGTTCCGGTAATCCGCGTTTTCAATCTGCGCCCGCTGCGTCCAGTAATTCAGGTCATTCATATACCGGTCATAACTCCGGTCCTCTTCTGTGTTGTACATGTTGGCCGCAAATGCCCGTTCATTCTGCCAGTCTGTGACAGTATCACGGTACTGCCCGTAATTCTGCTGTTCCAGCGCGTTGAGCATGTTAAACTGGTCTCCCAGGCCCTGCTGTTCCATCATGTACCGCTGCAGCGCAAGGTTGTATGCGTCCATGGCCCGGTCGTTCAGCGGAATCAGCGCCTGCTGGTATGCCTGGCTCCCGGCCAGCTGCGCCGCGGTGTTCCCGTATCCGCCGGTCAGTCCCGCCGCCTGGCCCTGTGCGTTCATGCTCGCCTGCCGCGCCTGCTCCGTCATGCTGTCCTTTAAACTTTGCCAGTACGCGTCATTGTTCAGGCTGTAATTGAACTTCTGCCCCTGCAGCTGCTGCAGGATTCCTTCCAGCTGTCCGCCGTATTTGCTGGTATATCCCTGCGGTTTCTGGTTCAACAGCTGCTGCAGCGCCTTCTGTGCTGCCGTCGCCGCGTCTGTCTGCTGGTATCCCTGTTCCAACTGGTTCATCCGCTGCTGCGTTCCGTTCGTCACGCCCTGCATAACCTGTATCGGCTGCTGTGCCTGCTGCTGCCCGTTTCCGCCCAGCCGCGGATCTTCCGGCCGCATGGTGCCGTCCTTGCTGATCGGCGTACCGATACTGCCCGCCGGTTCATGGTAGGCAGGCGTCCCGATGCTCTGATTTTGTGCCGGTGTGCCGATGCTGCCCGCCGGTTCGTGATACGCTGCCGTCCCTATACCCTGCTGCTGTTGCTGCAGTTTCTTCTGTTCGTCGTCCCAGTTCCTCGCCGCTGTGCCGATCCCCGCCATTTTCTGTTTCCTCCTTTTAGCTGTTTGCTATCCTTATGATGTATGCTTCCAGTGTTTCTGTCCCTATGTATATCTGTGCGCTGTCGCTCAGTTCTATGACGCCCGTTTTCCCGGCCGGTTTCGCCAGTGATTCATTGATTGCTTTCATCAGGGCCATTCGTGTACCGTCCTGTCCAAAGCTCAGCATAAACTGTGCCGTTGGCAGCTTTACGATGATCGTTACCGTTTCAAACGCGTCCTGCAGTATCAGCTCTATGCTGTACTCGCTCAGCTGGCTGAAGGTCTGCCGGTTTCCGCTGCCCGGCAGCAGGTCGCCGCTGTCGCTGTTGATCGTTACCGTTGTCCCCTGGCTCTTCAGCTTCACCGTCAGGCTGTTGGTACCGATTGCCGTATAGCTGCTGGTCTTTGTGTATGCTGCGTATGTCCCCAGCACGTCGTCCTGTCCGCCGGAGTTTACGCGCCTTACGCTCAGCGTCCCGCTTGGTTTGTTGTACTGTTCTACGGTAATGGTCGCCGTCTTTGTCGCGGTCCGGCCCCGGCTGTCTGTCGCCACTACCGTTATGGTAATCTCGCCGGTAATGTTCAGCAGCCCTGTTGTATAGCTCAGGCTCGTCGTGTTCGTTACCGTCTTGTTGTAGCTGCTGCCGCTGTATCCGCTCAGCGTGCAGGCAATGCTCGTTATGCTGCTGCTCAGCACCCCCGCCGCCGTTGTGCTGATCGACACGCCGCACTTGTTCTGCACATAATGGTCGCCTACGTTCGCGTATGTCTGCCCGCCGATCTCCCGCGCTATGGCCGTCACAATGTTTGCCAGCGTCGGTACCGCGTTGTCCCTCACCTTGTACGTCAGGTTTGATATGACGTATTCGCCTATCTTTGTGCTGCCGTTGTAGGTTTCCACGGTCATCATACCGCCGGTTTTCTGTGTCGCGTTCGTAACCTGGTTCGCCCAGCTGTCCGGTATGTTGACGTTTACCTGCGTCGTCCCGGCCGCAACGTTTACCCAGCCGCTGTCCATGTTTGTACCGAAATTCAGTCTGTATTTGTGGCTGTATGTGTTCTTGTCCGGTGTGATCTTCAGCTTTGACGTCGTATCTCCCGTCAGCGTGCTTGCGATGCTCGCCGTGCTGCGCTTCAGGTAATTTGCAACCAGTGTTACGTTCTGCGCCGGCATGGTAAACTGCCCGCTGCCGTTGATGGAAAGGTTGCTCGGTGTTTTCGTCCATCCGTTGAAATAGTATCCTGTCGCCGGTGTCTGGCTTACGGTCACGCTGTCGCCGTAATTCGCCGTGCTTTTGTTGAAGGATACCGTACCTCCGCCCTGCGGGCTGGAAGATCCGCTCAGCGTATAGTTGATTTTTGTAAATGTGACCGTTACTGTCACATTTCCCGCCGGCATGGTAAATTTATTGTTCGTTATCGTCCGGCTCGGGCTGGTGGACATGCCGGAAACGCTGTACCCCGTCGCTGGTGATGCCGTTATGGTAATCTCGTCGCCTATGTTCGCCGTCGTTTTGCTCAGTGTCACGGTACCGCCCGCCGCCGGTGATGCAACTGCCGTTACCGTATAGTTTATTTTGCTGAAGGTACAGCTCACGGTCACGGCCTTTGCCGGCATGGTGAACGTCCACTTGTTCGTCCCTGCGCTGGTGAAGGTGATCCCGCTGGCCGTTGGTGTGTTCGCGCTGTATCCGCTGTTCGGTGATGCTGTTACGGTAATTGTGTCGCCTATGTTCGCCGTTGTTTTGCTCAGGCTCGCGCTGCCGCCCGTTCCTGCTGAAACCGATACAGCATAATTGATTTTCTCAAATGTGACCGTTACCGCCACATTGCCCGCCGGCATGGTGAATTTATTATTGCTTACCGTAAGTGACGGGCTCGTCGTTATGCTCTTCAGTTTCCATCCGCTGTTTGCACTCGGTGTAACTGTGATCTGGTCGCCTTTGTTCGCCGTTGTTTTGCTCAGGCTCGCGCTGCCGCTGCCGCTCGGTGTTACGCTTACGCTGACCGTGTAGTTTATTTTGCTGAAATTCGGCGTCAGGATAATATCCGATGCCGGCATGGTGAACGTCCACTTGTTCGCCCCTGCCGACGTCATGGTAACGGCCGGGCTGCTGCTCGGCGCGCTGGCGCTCCATCCACTTTCCGGTGTGCAGGTTACGGTGATCGTTTCTCCCGGTGCTGCAGAATACTTATTACAGGTAATCGTGCCGCCGGTGCCGCCCAGCAGCGCAATACTGTAATTATTCTGTGCCGTTTCGCAGCTGATACCGGTCCAGCTCTGCAGCGTCGTATAATCACGGGTATCCCAATCGTACCCGCTGTCCTCCATAATCAGGTACAGGGCTTTCCCGGCCAGCGCCTCCGCCCCGGTCACGGTCCAGGTATTCTCATATGATGTGCCGTTGGCATTGATCGTAAATGTGGCAATCCGTACCTTGTTGTTCCCTGCGCTGTCGCACAGGCACAGCCATACCGCAAGCGCTGTACCATAGTTTCCGTTCCGCCAGCGGGCGCCGCCGCCGGTCAAATTCGGCATGGTAAACGTACCGCTCGGATACTCTCCGGCGTCCAGCTGTATTCCGATGCTTACCGGCTGTTTGAAGTAAGTTTGAACGTCGCCGCTTGTACCTACTCCGCCAATCTTCGTACCCATGCCGTCCCTCCGTTAAATCTTCATCAGACCCATGCTGCCGTCTGAAAAGATTTTCCATTGAAAGTGTCCCATTGTCATACTGTCCGTTACTTCGCCCTGTGCAATGTGAAATACGTTATTGCTGAAGTATGCCACTTCCGCCCCGTTCAGGTAGAAGCTCAGCCGGTCCGCCGTAAAGGTTGCCATTTTGTTCTGGTCGTTCAGATTCCCTTCATCGTCCGTTACGTTGTACCCGATTGCAATACCGTATATCTGGTTCTCTGCGTCCAGCAGTCCGCTGTATATGTACTGGCTCGTCTTGCGGATAAATTCTTCCGTCTGACCTTCTATCCCGCTGATTTTCTCTTCTATCTTGTAATCCTGCAGCACGCCCTCTGCCGTTGCCTCAATCGTCGCCTGCAGGTTTGCTTCATACTCGCCGAATTGTTCGCTGATTGCTTCTATGTTCGTGTTCAGTGTTGCGCGGATGTTTTCCATTTCCGTTCTGACGATTTCCGCGGTTTTGATAATCAGCGCTTTTGTCCGCAGGAAGTCGCTGCTGCTGTTTTCCTCTTCCCCGGTTCCTCCGCCGGCCGTTCCTGCCTGCTGCCGTTCCTCCGCCCGTTTCTCGCTGATGCTTACTTCCATAAAGGCGTCGTTCAGCTTGTTGCTCAGCATGAACAGGTGATTGTACAGCTGCAGCACCTGCTGCTCCGGTTTCCCGCTCAGTGCCGGCGGGTTATCAAACAGTATGTCAACCATCCCCGCCTACCTCCATGATCCGGCTTATGTCGTATATCATCACGTCGCCCTGGCCTTCCAGCCTGAAGCGCACATGGTCGCACCTCTTCGGCTTGACCGGCAGTACGAACGTCCGCAGCTTTTCCCCGCGCTTTTCGCCTATATATTTGTACGGGTTGTTGTCGTACTGCATGTACAGCTTCAGGTTCGCGCCCTTTCCCAGCTCTACCCGGATTTTGAAAAGGCTTACGTATTTATGATTGCGTACCCGTTTCGGGTCGTCATAGTTGCTTTGCCGCCGGTAATTCACGCCGTACAGGTCAAATTCTGCCATCCATGGGATGTTTGTTTCCTTCTGGCCCACGCTGCCGCATATACTTACCAGGTTGTTATTCTCTTCGTCTATGTAAAAAAGTTCGTCCGCAACTGTGCCGTAATCCAGCGCCTGCGTTGCGTCCTCTTTCCACCATACCCCGTTTTTGGTGTCGTATACCATCTGCACATAATGGCTGTCCTTGTCCATCATGCTTATGTAATATTTGTCCCCCAGCACGCCCGCCCGCGCGTCGCTGTAAAGCTCTTCGCCCAGCTGCCCGCTGACCTCCGCCGGCATGTTCCCGTCGTAAACCATCACCGCGTCACGGGCCTTGTAATAAATGTTTTCCGCCACTACCGCCAGGCTGCGCCAGCTCCCGCGCTGCACGCCCCTGCAGAAGGTCGTCTGTATCTGGAAGGTCTGCGGGCTCATGCCGCTGATCCTGTGTATGCACTGTTCCTTAAAGAATACCGGATAGCCCCGCTGCGTTATCGCGCCGGTGAAAGGTCCGTCCGTACCTACGCTGGCCGTCCAGCTGTCCGTTGAGTTGTCCATGTACCGCCGCCATACCCGGAAACTGCCTAATGCGCTGGCGTATATCTCGTTCACAACTTCGCCGTTTACCATGCCGTACTTGCAGCCCCACAGCCTATTGTTACTTTCCAGCATATAGTCCATGTCCGGTATCGTCAGGTCCGCATGCACCGTTGCCTCCGCCAGCTCTTGCTGTTCTACCGCCGCACTCAGGATGCCGCTTACGATGATATAGTCATTTCCCGCCGCATATACGATCATGCTGGTGTTCAGCGCGGCCACCTGCTCTGCTACCGTCTGGTTCGGGTCCTCTCCGCCCAGTTCCAGCCCGCTGATGTTGATTACGTCGTATTCCTTCAGCCCGGCGCCTATGCCCGTCGCCTGGATCTTGATAAACGTCGTTGATATTTCCAGCCATTCGTCCGCGCTGCTCATGTACTGCTTCAGTATGGCCGTACTGCCGCTTTCGTCCAGCCACAGCGCCCCGTTGTCCGGGTTCGCCGGCGCCTCTGTTCCTCTGGCTATCGTGTTATAGTCATAGTTCGTCCCGTTCAGCCTGCACATGATAAGGCTTACGCTTTGGCTGCTGACGCTGTACGTCCGCTCCATGCTGCCCTTGTCCGTGCTGTCTACGGTGTTGAAATACACTTTATCCGGCCATATGCAAACATACGCGCCCATGCTGATAATCTTTTTCGGCAGCATGGCCGCGTCGTCGCTTACGGTCAGTCCGCTGACCGGTATAAAGTTGTAATATACCTGCGTCCCGCGGATAAATACCAGCTGGTCCCGCCCATGTATGCCCGTCAGCTGAACCGGTTCCTGTCCTTCTTCGTCATAGCTGCTTATCCCGCGCTTTTTCCGCAGCGAAAGAAGCGGGTAATTGTCCCCGCTCATGTTCTGCATGTCGTACATTTCCCCGTCGCTGATGATCGGGTTATGGTTGTACCCGTAAAATGCGCTCGTCATCAGTGTAGACTGTGCGCCCGGTCTGAGCTGCGGCATGTTCAGCATTTTCTTCTGCTCCTTATATGATAAATCGCGGAATCGGTGTAATTGGCATATGCTCCCGCCGCCAGTAATTGCCAAATTCCGTGTACAGGTTTTCAAACAATGCCCTGTGGTTGTTGTACTTGTCTATCTCGTCGTTCTGCAGGTCTATTCCGGCCATGATGTAATACGCATACAGCCTGCCGAACCGGTCCGGCACCAGCAGCACCGTATCACCGTCTGTTTCTGTATCGTAATGCGGGCAGGTTTCCTGCTCCTGTGTGTGCGCGTTTTTCATAATGACTTCATCATGCACCATTGCTTCCACTTCGTTCAGCAGGCGCATTTTCATTGCGTCATCCATCAGGTTTTCTTTCAGCTCGTCCGCCAGGCTCAGCGCTTCCTGTACTGTCATACTGTCCTGTCCTCCTTAAAAAATGCAGGCGGGAATACTTTTGCACTCCCGCCTGCATGCGCTCAGTGTCTGATGTCCTCTTCTTCGTGCGGGTTGCTTCTCGGATCGTAAACCTTTACTTCCTCGTCCGCAAAATACTGCGCGTGCTTTTCCGCCCGGAGCATGTCCACCAGGCAGGCCGCAAATGGCAGCGGCATTTCCTGGTATTCGTTGTTCGCCGGTACCTGGAAACTCCGTCCGTTCACGCATCCCCAGTAATACCTGTCGTTGCAGTCCCTGCGTACCGGTACCCGGATGCTCACTTTCACGCTGAAGGGGTCCTTCCCTTCCCTGATGGCCTCCGCTTCTTTCAGCTTCACCGTTTCATAATCATTGCCCTTGGCAATGGTCGCGTTCAGCTTCTGCGCCTCCGCCAGCTGCCGTTTCAGCTCTTCGATTTCCCGGTCCTTCTCGCTGTATCCTTCGCCCGGTTTCGGTGCCTCCGCCGTTTCTGTTACCAGCGCTGCGGGATCTTCCATCAGGTTTTCTGCGGCCTTGTCTTTCTTTGTTGCCATGGTTTTTTCATCCTTTCTGCCCTTTGGTGGGCGAGCCCGTTTTTATCCGTTAAACCTTCACGATGGTTCCGGCTTTCACCAGTTCAGCCACGATATCCGCGCTCAGCGTTACCGCCTGGCCGTCGCCTTTCACGTCGATGATGGCGCCGTTCGGTCCCAGCACCAGCTGCAGGTTCCGCTGCAGGCTCGTCTTGGTGCCGTTCACCCATACGTCGCAGTTTTCCACGATCTTGTAAAGGTTGTTCTTCTTGCTCTTCGCCACGATCACAACGTCAGCAGAGCCCATCTTGAAGCTGTACCCGTCGTCCGGGTCATAATCCAGCGTCACGCCGCCGTTCAGCACTTCAACACTCGCCAGCTCGTAGGTGCTGGCCGGTGTCAGTGTCAGGGTAACGGTCGCTTGCGCCTGTACGTCGCTGGTGGAGCTGGCGCTGGCTGCGCTGAAACCTCCGTCCGCAACAACGGACACATTATGCCCGCCCGCAAACAGCTGCAGGTACATGATCTTTTTCATGGTCTTTTTCTCCTTTCATTTACGGGTAAGCCCGGACGGGTTTCCCCGTCCGGGTTGTGTCTTGGTTAGGCTGCTTCGTAATCAGACAGGCCCAGGTTGTCCTCTTCCACGGAAGAGTAGCTGGAACCGGACCAGAGTACCAGCATCCGCTCCTGGTACAGAATCTTGCAGGCCATGCTGCCCTTCACGCCGACGGTGCCGAACTGATGCAGCGGGCCGCCTACCTTGGTTTCGTCTTCGATAATCATTTCCATGTTGCCGCCTTCGGGGTCAACGATGGCAAACGCATCTTTGGCGAAAATCAGGGTCTTGAAGGTCGCATAGGTCTGATCGGCGCTCTTGATGACCGGGGCCAGGTTGCTTTCCACAAACCGGATACCGTGCATGCGGCCGATTTCTCCGTTGAAGATTTCTTCCGCCGCGCTGTACTTGTGAGCGTCAATCCAGGCCGCGTCATTGATCCGCAGGTCCTCTGCCACGTCGGGATGAATGACGGCCACGTAATAGTTGCCTTCATACTTCTTCATCTTGGCGGTCTTTTTCAGCTGTGTGGCAGCCTTGGCGAGCATTTTGCCGGTCACATTGCAGTCCAGCGTCGCCAGTTTCGTCTGCAGGCTCGCCTCGCTGGTGGGGGTGCTGTCATAGGCGCCTGTACTCCTGTTGATGGCGTCGCAGAACAGAATGTTCGTGCCGCCGCACAGGGTATTGCGGATCAGTTCTTCATACGTCAGCGCATAGCTGGCGCTCAGCTCTTCCTCCGCGCCCAGCACGATAGGATGGACGCCGTGCTTTTTCGACAGGTCACTGATGGCGACGTAATCACCGTACTGGCTGATGGATACGGTGATTGCCACAATACCCATCTTCTTACCGGTCGGGATCACGGCCTCCTTCAGCTTGTGAACGCGGCCCAGGGTCTGCCAGCGGGTCCATTCGATGCTGGTACCTTCATGCGCCGGAAGGGTCTGCTTCATACCCAGCTGTCCAAAGATCATCTGATCCCTGGTGTTGTCCAGCATGTCGGTATCGAAAAAGGTCTTGTTCAGGGGTCCCAGGTCGTCGCTGCCGGGGGTAAACGGTGTCACGCCTCCGGTATACGCGTTGGTATATCCGCCCAGTGCGTTTACTACAGTTCCTGCTTCAGCAAACAGCTGCAGGTACATAATCAGCTTTTTCATTTTCTAATCCTTTCCCTAATCAAAGCTCACCTGCCTGTCAGGATGCGCTTTGATATAGTCTTTTATTCTTTTTCTTTCGTTCTTGTCCATTGCCGCGGGATTCAGCCGCGGCTCTGCTGCTGCCGCCTGGCTCCGTCCGTTCATGGCGCCTTCGCCGGGCCTTGCCCGCTGCGCCTGAATCGTCTGGCCCAGCTGCTGCCGCGTCCTGTCCATGCCGTAAGCCACGGCCTGCGTCTGCAATTCCTTGCCATGCAGGGCCATGTATGCCTGTTCAAAGCTCATGCCTACCGCCGGGCTGGTCCACAGCCGGAACTGTTCATTGTTCATTTCAGTGAAAAAGTCGATGTTCGGGTAAACCTTTTTCAACTCTTCGCACTGTTGCACAAGGCTCTGGATATGTGCCTGGTTCCGGGCAGCCTCCGCCGCCTGGTCGTTGCGCGCCTTTTCCGCTTCCAGTCCCTTGACGTATTTCAGCTGTTCTACGGTCATGTTGCGTTCTTCCGCTTCTTCCTCGTAGATGCTGTCATCGTCCTGGATGATCTGCGCCAGCTCTTCTATGCTTTCCACGCCGGCCTTTTTCATTGCAAAATCAATGATGCCCTTTTGCGCGTCCAGCTGCTTCTGCAGGTCCGCCTGGTTCTTGAAACGGTTCTGGATCGTCGCTGCCACATCCGCCCCGTACTCGTCCTTGTACAGTTCCTTGATTTCGTTCCACGGTTTCCGCCCGTCTGCTGCGGGCTGTTCCGCGGGTGCAGGCGTCTGTACCGGCTGCCTCTGGACCTGCGGCCGCTGGCCTTGCGCATAAGCCTGGCGCATTTCCGGGTGCCTTTTCATCTGCCTGTTCAGCGCTGCCGCGACCTTCGCATTTGCAACCTGCGTACCATCGGCCATTGTCTGCCCTACGGTAAAATCCCCGCTTGTGGCTGCATTGTTTTCAGCGGCTATTGTTTCCGCCCCTCCGCCTGCCGGTTCCGCGGCAGCTCCTTCTTCGCCGGCAAACATCTGCAGAAACATTTTCAGTTTATTCATTGGTTTTCTCCCTTCTGTCCGTTGGTGGACGATCCCTGACTATATTTTGTCACATTCGCTCTTTATACCGAATACACACACTCTTTTATCAGCTCGGCCTGCTGGCGTCCTGTACCCGGTTCCGTGCTTTGCTTACGATGGCGTTTTCCTTTTCTCCGCCTATGTCGCCCAGGCCCTGCGGCATTTTGCCCTGCTGCATCATTCCGGCCGTTCCTCCGCCGCTTTGCATCCCGACGTCCGCCGCCACGCCCTGCAGCACCTGCGCCAGCTGCATCTGTATTTCCGGCTTGTCCGCCGTCGCCTGCAGCGCAATCTGTGCCACCATTGCCAGCACTTCGCGTATGGTACCCTGCTGCTCTATCATTTCCATGAGCTTGTCCTTGTTGCGGAAGTCCATCATGTTCAGCAGCATCATTACCTGGTCGCTCAGCTGCGGGTTGAACGCGCCGATACCCCACAGCTGCAGGGCTAGCTCGTTGTCTACGATCTTGTTCGTTGTCGTTTCCCGCTGCGGATGTACTTCAATATCGAACACCGGCAGCCGCAGTCCCGGTTCCTGTCCGGGCAGGTTCTGGATCTGCTGCACCTGCAGCCCTGCGTTGTCATACTGTACATACTCGCTTTCCGTCCCCTGTTCGCCGGTAATGCGGAAGATCCGCGGCACCGTGTAGAATTGCCGCAGCCGCTCTATCACCATGTAAACCAGGTCCTTGTATACCTCGTATGCTTCGCCGTTGCTGTCCTTGCTGGTTTTCCCCGCCGCCTCCTGCAGCGCGGCTATACCGCTGGCCGCCGTCACGCCCTGCGGTGTGCTGCCGTTCACAACGTCCGTGCTGCCTGTAATGTACTTGATCGCGTCAATGTGATGCTGCAGGCTGTTCATGGCGCCTCCGCCCAGTTCCGGTACATCTACGTTACGCAGCGCGTCCGTCCCCAGGTTGCCGTTCGTCTTTATCAGCATCTTGCGCCAGTTCATAAATTCTTCTTCGTTTATGCTGCCGTCCTGGCGGAAGAAATACCGCGGAATACTCCGCATCAGCGCGTTCATTGTGATTGCGTCGTCCAGCAGGTCCGTTTTCACCTGCTCGCCTACCGCTATATCCGTATATCCGTAACCGGCCGGGCTGCCCTCCACCGGGAAAAGCGGGTCCAGCACAAACGGATAATTGCCGTCATGGTAATACCCTTCCTGCAGGCTTTCTTCGCCCTTCTGCGCTTCTTCTTCGCTGCTGTACAGGCAGTTCGTCCCGACGAATTTACAGTAATGGAGAATCCTCCGCCCGCCGGCGCGCTTTTTGTAATACCAGTCAACCACAACGGCCTTGTTCTGCAGGTCCAGGTTGTCGTCCGTCTTGTACTGGTCTATAAAATGCTTGTCGCCCAGCGGCTTTCCTTTTAGGTCCGGGTAATCTTCGTATATTTCTTCTTTGTCTACATAGCTGACAAAGAACAGGTTCTTGCTGTCCTGTATGTCGTTTACGCCCGGTTCCCAGTACAGATTGAGCATGTTGACCTTTGTTATGGCAATGTCGCCCAGCCCGCCCAGCTTGCCGCTGTCCCAGAACACGCCGTATGCGCCGGTCCCTTCCCGCAGCTTCTGATACTGTACCGCGCTGTAGGTCTTTTTGAACTTGTTCATTTCCATTGCCACCGGTACGATGCTGCTCAGCTGCTTTGCCTCCGGCTCGTCGTCCCGTACCCGCGGCAGAATATACGGTTCCGGGTAGCTGTCCATGGCGTCCGCGTGCTTGCTTACGATGCTGTACCACAGCCACGCCGTCGCCTTCGGCACTTCGGACAGTGTGCCGTTCTTCATCATCTTTTCGATAACGTCCCAGTTATTGAGTTTCCACCATTCTTGGCTGTTCTTGATCCGTTTGTTCACGCTGGCCTTGCCGCTCCTGTACCGCAGCAGCGTGTTCAGGGCGCTGTTCAGCCGCTCCTTTGTCATTATCCGGCCTCCGGTTCCTGCGCCGGCGCCCGGTATGCTCTGCCCTTCCATTTCGTCCAGGCTCGCCAGTCCCATTTTCCGTCCCAGCTCGTATGCGTCCTGTGCTTCTGGCGTCAGGCTCCCGTTCAGTCCTTCAATGTCCGCCCCTGTGTGCTGCAGCGGCACCGTCTGCCTCCGCCGTCCTCCGCCGGTCTGCATCATGCTTCCGCCCGGCTGCATCATGCTGTCCTGCGGCTGCATGTCCTCCGCCGCGCCTACCGGCTGCTGTCCCCTCATTCTTTCCCTCAGTCTGTCAAATACTGCCACCGTTCTTTACCTCCTTCAGTTCTATGTTCCCCGGATAGTTTTCTGCAATGGCCGCCAGCCCCATAACGGCCATTTTGAAATATGCCCTGGCTATCGTTTTGCCGTACAGGTCCTTTGCCTTCGCGCTGATCCGCAGCGCCCCGCTGTCCTCGTTCATTTCCCATTTTGCGTATATGTGCCGCGCTTCTTCCCCTTCGTCGTTTATCAGTATGTTCAGCAGCGCCTGCGTTACCGCGCTGATCCCCGCGCAGATAATGTCCTGTCCCTTTGTTCCTCCGCCCGCATGCCCTTTCGCCTGCAGGAAGTATACCGGTCCGCTCATGTTGTAAATAACCTTCGTCATCCTTTACGCCCTTCTCCCTTCCAGCTGGTGCAGCGGGTCCATGCCAAACATCGGGTCAAATGTCGGTTCTTCGTACAGCGGCTTGCACGGCCTGCACATCGCGCAGTATCGCATTTCATCGGGGATATGGTCCTCCACGTCGTCGCTCTTCATGTCCTCCACCATATGCTCGTCGTGTTCCATCAGCGGCAGCACTCTGATTGCGTCCCGGCAGTTTCTGAATATCTGCAGCCGCGGCTGTCCGTACTCGTTGAATTGCATCCGGTATCGCAGCTGGTCCCATCCTGTTATCCGCCGGTTGTCGCCCTTCTCAAAGTAAATGCCGTACTTGTACCCTGCCTCTGCGATGCTCGGCCCGCCGTCCTCTTTGAATATTGCCGGGTCCGCTACGCCGTTGATCTTCTTTCCCGCTAACCATGGATGCTCTCTTTCTATACGCGCTATCTGGCTGAAAACCTGATCCGTTGTCCACTTCAGGCCCTGGTTCGGTACCGCTTCGCCGCCGTTCATTCGCTGCGCGCCGTAAAACTCCATAAACCTGTACATCACGTCATCTTCTGAAATTGCGGTCCATCCAACCGAAAACGGCCGGTAACTGCCCCAGTCAAAGCTCCTGTATATGGTCCAGCTCGGCCTGATCTTGAACGGGTTGATGACATGCGTCCATAGTTTGTCGTCGTAATGGTCCGGGTCGTTGATGAAGGAATCAAAGAACTGCCCGCTGTAAATGTCCCAGCTTCCTTCCAGCCATGCTTCGCGGATCTTCGGCGGCAGGTTTTCCAGGAATCGGACGTATTCCGGGCTAAGCTCCATCAGCACCGTGTTGTCCGTTACCTTTGCCTGCACAAAACTGTAGTCCTCCGGCCGCTCGTCTCCCTTGTATATCCTGTCAACAAACAGCCGCTTGATGTACGCATGCCCCGGTCCGCCGGGGTTGCATGTATACAGGCACCTGTGCGGGAATTTATTTGCGCCGCGGCAGCTGGCTGCAATCATGGTGATCTGCGCTTCTGTCAGCTGCGTTGCCTCTTCAAAGATGATTACGTCATATTCAACGCCTTGAAAATGCTCCGCGTCTCCGTCGTTCATGCAGTACGCAAACTGTATGATGCTGCCGTTATTGAAGTAAAAGCACAGGTCGTTGTTGTTCCATGTCGCCACGCCTTTTGTTATCAGCTTCAGCGTTGCCAGGTGGTTTTTCTTCAGGTCCACCAGCGTTTTACGGATAATACATATCCGTATGCCCTGACTGAACGGGTCCGGCCGTCCGTATGTCAGCGCGTACCGTACCGCTATTTCCCGTACTACCCAGCTTTTGCCTCCGCCCCGGGCTCCGCCGTATGCCGCGTGCCGCGTTTCCAGGTTCATAAAGAGAAACTGCTTTTTGTTCGGGTATATGTGCCTCTCTTTCGGCAGGATGATTTTACTCATTTGCTTTTTCCTCCTGCCCTGGTTCCTCCGCCGGCTCATGGATATATACAACCATCTGCCCGTTTACAGCGCTTTCTTCCTTCTGCGCTTTCAGTTCCCTTTGTAGCTTCTGTTCCTCCTTCCATTTCTTCGCAATAAATTTCTGGTCTATATTTCTGATGCTGTGCAGGTCCCGCTGCGTCAGTGTCGCCGTCTGTATAGCCCGCGTCAGGCTTTCCGCGTTTCGCAGCTCGCCTTTTTCGGTAAACAGCAATTTCGGGTTGTCCTTCACCATGGCCGCCAGCTCCACCAGCGCGTCCAGCGTATCGTCCTGCGCCGTTATCAGCTTTGCCAGCTTGTTCGCGCGCGCGTGCGCGATGTGCGCGGTCAGCTGTTCCTCTGTTTTTTCCCTTATTTTTCCCTTCTGGTTTTTCCAACCTTCATTAGAGGCGCGGTTTTGGATGGTTTTCAATTTGACCTTGTATTTCTCCGCCAGCTCCTTCTGCGTGATACCACCCTTCAACCATTCCGCCTTGATCTTGGCCCATGGTATATTTGCCATTGTTTATTTCCCCCTCTGCCCGTCAACGGTGGGCGAATCCTCACTATCATTTTTTCACAACGCGGGGAAATTCCGAATACATACACAAAAAGAGCGGCATTTCTGCCGCCCTGTACACAATATATGCTTTATGCTTCTTCCCGCTTTACCACGCCGTAATCCTCGTCCGTCGTTTCGCCGTACATTTCTTCCGTTTCGGCTTTCAGCTTCTGGTATGTTTCCTCCATTTCCTTCTGTATTTCCGCTTCGGTATACTTCGGCTCGTCTGTTTTCACCAGGTATGCAATGTTGTACCGGTATCCCTTCTTCCCGTCTGTGTCCTTTACCCGCTGCTCTTCTATCAGCCAGAACAGCGTACCGTCCAGCATTTTTTTCCCGCGCTTCGCCAGTTCCGCCTGCTGCTGGTTGAAATCGTCCAGCAGTTTCAGCACGCACTCACCGATTGCGTTTACCCGCTGCCGGCGTCCGCCCAGGCTGTATACCTCCGCCTTGCGGCATATCTCCGCCCGCGCTTTCCGCATTGCGTTCATGTATTTTGCTATTGTGTGCCGGTCCTTTTTGATTTTCTGCTCTTTTCGCATTGATCCTCCGCCTTTCTCATTACGCAAGTTATATATACACCGTCCACAATGTCGGAATACCGCATCAGGCAGTTTTCCAGCACGTATCCGGGGTACACCTTTTCCATTATGTTTTTCGCGTCCGCGCCGAAAGAACGCGCCAGCAGTTTCACTCTCCGGTTGCTTACCTTGCAGTCGCTCTTGTGTTCTTTTTCCAGCGGGTTTTTCAGGTTCCGGCTGCCGCTCCACATGTGATAATTCACCCGGTCGCCGTTGTCCCGCGCTTTTTCGTTCTGTTTGTATAAATAGCTGGCAATGCCCTGCAGCCCGTTTCCGAAATCCTGCAGGCTGTATGTGTTGGCAAAGCCCTTACCCCATAGCTTTTCTAGCGTTTCCCGTTCCACTCCGCCGGTCACCAGGCAATGTACATGCGTCCGCTTGTCTGCGTCATGGCCGATGCTGTATATGTACTTCAGTTCCGGCAGCCCCCTCTTTTCCCGCAGCCGCTTCAACCGGTTGAAAAAGTTCCGTATGTCCTTCTTGCAGCGGTTCAGATCCGCCGGTTCTCTCCCTTTGCTGTATGTCAGGGTTATTTCATAGTCCGTCCAGTATTCAAAGTTGTTTTCCACCAGCAGCACCAGCTTTCGTTTCGCCCGCTTCGTGTTCAGCTGCGCCTGCCGCTCTTTCGTCATGTTCTGCCTGGCGTGCTTTGCCTGCCGTTCCATGCTCTTTCCGAATATCGGGTATATTTCTGCTTCCAGCCTGGTTCCGGCCTTTACCGTCGCCGTCCGGTATCCCATGCTGCCTACCCGTATTTCCGTCGCCTCGCTCCGCCAGTAATTGCTCAGCAGGTCCTCGCCCTCTGTGGGGATCGCGTCAAACAGTCCTTCATATTCCCAGCTCATGCGGTCCCCTCCTTTCTCCGTTGGCTTCTCTGCTGACTAACCGGGGAAACCGCTTGCGCTCTCCCCGGTACCCCTCCCGCTATCATCGTCATTTTTTCGTTTGATGATGATATTGACTTCCTCAGTCTTTCCTTTTCCTGTTTTCGGTAAAACTGTTTTTTTGTGCGTAAAGTTAATACTCATTACAAGCCTTACAATGGGGAGCCCGTCCCCCTGTTCCACAGCGCTGGCCGCTGCCGGGCGTCCGCCGTCTTTCCGGCTGTCATATGCTGGGACGATTCCGTGCAGGCTTTCGGCGCCTGCTGACCGTATTTGCGCCTTCGCGCATGTAGTCCGTCAGGGACTTGAACCCTGAACCTGCCGGTTATGAGCCGGATGCTCTTACCGATTGAGCTAACGGACCATGAAACACGGGGCGGGAATTGAACCCGCCGGCTGCGGTTGCACAATTTACATAGCTTTTTTTACTGGCACATCCAACAACAAATAGTAGCGAGGAGTTGCCTCCTTTCTTTTTGTCGCTTAGTCGCCGCAGTCTTCCTTCCGTGCATGCGCCGGACCTCCGCCCGGCTGTATTTATATAGGAAACTTTCTTCAGCTGATGGTGAACAATGCGCCGTTCTTCAGTTCGTCTACTTCCTCAATCACCAGCCCGCAGATCTCCTGTGGCGCGTATCCCTCCGCCAGCAGGTAATCGTATTGCGCAATGTTCTTCCTCAGTTCGGCTATACCCCTGCTGGAAAATGTTATCTTTGTAGGATGCTCGCCGCGCATGGTGTGCTGCAGTTTCATGCGCTTGATTGTGTCAATCATGGCTTTTCCTCTTTCTGTTTTTCCCTTTTCTGTATCCTATCCAGTCGTCCGGTATCATAAAACCTTCCCGCAGCATTTCCCCGCTCAGTATTTTGTCCATTCCGATATAGCCGAACGTTGGCAGCGGCACCTGGTCGCAATAGTCCAGAAATTCCTTCCCCTGTATGAAGTTCTTCTGTATCAGAAACTCAATCAGGTTTCTGGTCGTTGGTTCCGCTTTCCGCTCCGCACACCAGGCCCGGAAGTCCTGCTCTATCTGATTCTTAATTCTGTACAGCGGCGCCCCTCTGTGCGCTTTGCTCATGTTTGCCTCCTTAATCAGCCTATTCATCAGTTAGTTGCATCAATCGTTCATAGCATTGTTAACTGCTTTTATCAGCGAATGACCGCTTACAACCGTATTGGCTTCGACTTCGCCTTTCTTGTTTTTGATGATTATTTCAACCTCATCTGATATTTCCGGTACACTTTTGATAACAAGAATATTGTTATTCACTTCAACAAATTCTCTGCAATCAAAGATGTTTTCTACCGTAAGACCGTCGTACTTGCTCATTCCTTCCCACCTTCCTCTGCAAATTGGCATAAGTCACTATCCCTTATTTCCCTTTGGTAACAAGGTGACTTTGGATTATTGCACACACAACAGTCAGGATCTTTCGCAGAAATCCTTGATACACAGTCTACGCATTTTACGATCCTGTGTGCGTTGTCCAAAAAGCCTTGACCCCATGCTTTATGCGCAATCTCACAGTAAATATCTGCAACAGCCGTACAAAACCCACCAACAGGCAAACAGTTTCCATTGTCTGCTCTCATCGGGCAATTTCCCCTGTCAAGTTCAAACATATTTCCCACTAACTCACCTACTCTCTTTTGCCGTGAATTTCGTCATTATCGCGGCTCGTTCTCCGCTGCGTCCTCTATACTTTCCGCTGGCTCATGTTGCGCCAGTTCCCTCATATGTGCGGTCAGGTCAAAGTCCTCCGGCGTAATGACCGTTTCTTCTGATAATGGCTTTTCAATAGGAGGCAGCGGATTAAATCTATACATCATAACCTGCTTGTTCTTATTCATGGTATGCTGCGTCCCCGATACTTCCCGCTGGCTCATGGTATGCCGGTTCCCCTATGCCGCACTCTGGCTCATGGTATGCGGCCGTCCCGATCCCGCAGCCCGTCGTCCTGGGCGAAGCAGGTTTACCCGCTCCGCCCGTTGCCGGTTTCATGCCTCCGCACATCAGCTCCATTATCAGCAGCACAATACATACAATCTTCATTTGTCTGTCCTCCTTAATATCTGGCTCATGGTGTCGTTCATCCGGTCCATCTTTTCCATCATGTAACCCAGTGTTTTAATCAACAGGTCAGTTTTCCCCGCCCTGTATCTGTGCATGCCTTCCATGCCTATAAAGATGGCGTCCAATTTTTCTATAATTTTTCCCTGGTTCACTATAATCTGCGTATGCTGGTTATAAATTGCCGCCAGGTAGGTTACGACTTCTTCCTCCTTTTCCTCCGCCGGCTGCAGGTCCATGCAGATCTGCCCCGGTATTTCTTTTGTCAGTTCGTCCCTTACTGCTTCTATGGTTTCCCTGTTGATCGGTCCTTCCGGCGTCAGTTCAATTCCCGGCCGCGGCAGCTCGCAGGTTCCTGTATATACGCATCCATAGCTGCCTACCTTCTGTGCTTTCAGTTCCTTCTTCCGCTCGTTCCGGTCTTTCTTGTCCTTTTCAAACTGTTCCAGGCTGTACCCGGCTTTTCTGATTCTGTTTACCGTCGCTGTGCTGATCCCCAGCAGTTCAACTACCTGGCTTACCTTCGCGTCCTTCCCGGCCATCATCATTTTGACCGTATCGCAAAGTTTCTGATCTGGTTTCGTTTTCTCTTTATCCATTTTTCGTATTCCTCCCATTCTCCATACTTCCATGCTCGTAATAATTTTTGCGGGTATGGCGTCAGCTCTGTGACATAGTTTGTCATTTTCCCTCCGCCTCTTCTGAATATCAGGCAGTAGGTATCCGCTCTATCCTTCACGGACATCCAGTGCAGCCGCTTTGCTATGTATTCCCTTCTGTTGTATGTCCTTTTCTTTTCGTTGTCCGTCCTGTTCGTTTCTATCAGATACTTTTCCAGTATTTTTCTGATGAAAGCGTCCATGTTTACGCTCCTATCGTCCGCGTTTCCCCGGTCACGCTGTTGAACAGCACCATTATTCCGCCCGTCCTGCGCGCCAGTTCTTTTGCCCTGTCCATGTTCCTTGTCCTATATGCGTCATAAACGTATTGGCTCCACCTCAGGTCCTGGCTCCATAAAATCTTCCCGACAAGGTACCTGCCGTTCTTCCGTATCACCAGGCATGTATTTAATCGTATGTCCATATGTCCTTATGTATTCCCTCATCTGGTCCAGCGGCGGCGCTATCAGGTCCCTATCTTCCGGCTTCTTCACCGTCAGCTCCCATTTGCCCAGGGCCGCCCTTACTTCCTCGCTTTCCAGCGCGTGCATAAAGTGCTGTAATACTCTTACCTTTACCCGCGCCTGCTGCCAGGCTTCTTCCATGCCTTTTTTCGGTTCCAGCCCGTTGTATTTCTCGCTGCATATGTTCAGCTCTTCCCGCAAAACCTGCAGCAATTCCGTCAGTACGCTGTTCAGTGTTATCTCGCCGTTCATGTTTTCACCTTACCTTTTTATGATTGATCCCTTTCGGCGGCACCCATGCCCCGCTGCTCTTCTTGTATTTCACCGTTGGCGGGCATATATGGCCGTTCATCTTCTGCATCAGGAAGGTTTTCTCTGCCGTTACGTTCTTTCTGTAATCTGCGTAATCTTTGCATCCGGTATGGCAGTCGCTGTCCCGCTCGCCGGTTTTCCGATCCGGGCAGCCTTTGCAGGGATTCCGTTTATCAGGTCCCGGCATTGTTCCATCCTCCCGCATGATGTGTCTGCAGCCAGCTGATGTTTACGTTTGTCATCGGATACTCCGCCACCGGCAGCCATTTCGTCGTATCGTTCGCGTCCTCAATCATCACCCAGGCCAGCCCTATCACGACAGCAAGCAGGATGCACACAATGAAGATAATTTGACCTTTTCTCTCCGGCTTGATATAATGTTTACGGTTCTTATTCATACTTTATCGTTTCCTTTCGCTGTCGCTGATGCTGCAACATCAGCGGCTTTTCTTTTTCTTCTTTTCAATCAGTTTCATTACGTCGTCGTACCACCCGGCACAGATTGCTATTACGATCATTCCCAGGGGCAGCCCCGTACAAAATCCGATCAGGAATAATACCCACCCGCTCGCCTGCTGTTCCTCTGTCATCGTCCTTTCCTCCGTATCATTTTTCGTCGTCCTGCCATTTCATGTGTAACCAGCTTCTGTAATGCTCGCAGCGCTCATAACACCCTTCGCAGAATATCTGCTTCTGTCTGATGCACCTGCTTTCGTGCTTGTACCTGATTTCCACTATCTCGCTGTCCGGTACATGGCTTTCGCAGCGTATCCAGTTTGAGCTGCAGGCCCTGAATAGCGGACAGCGCATGCTTATTGACGCCCGGTACCCTTCTTCGTCCCGTTTCCCTTCACTCACTCGTCTGCCTCCTTCCCCCGCTCCTTCCCGCTTATTTTTATTAGTTCCTGGCATGCCTTGCGGAAGTTATCTCTTTCAACCTCCTCCCGCTCCGCGTCGATCACCCGGCCTGTTTCTCTGCTGACCGTAATAATGACCGGGATATTCTGTGCCTTTTTCACGGCCAGCCCCTCCTTTCTCTTTATTCTTCCTTGCTCATTTCTTCCAGCAGTTCTTCTATGTCCACCTGGCAGCTGCCGACTACCGGCCGCCCTTCTTCATCCAGCTGCATGAACATTCCCGCCTGCTTCTCGCACTCAACCTTGCCCTTGGCGCTCATATTCACGCTTACCTCCGGTTCCAGTTCCATCATGGTGTGCAGCTGGCCCAGCATGTCCGGCGCTTTTGTAAGCGTCACTTTCAGCTTTCCGGTCAGTGTGCCTTCCTGCAAATTTCTTTCCTTCATCCTGCATACCAGCAGGGCCAGGCACTGGTCCATCTTTTCCCGGAAGTCGGCCAGCGCTTCGCTGTCCATTGTCAATACATGCGGTTTCATTTCTCTTTCGTCCTTTCGCTTTTGTTCTTCTTTCTGCGGAAGTCGTCCGCCGCCGGGCATGTGGCAAAGTGTGATCTGTAACCGGTCTGTGTTTCCGCCTTTACGGTTTCCTCCGCCGCCTGTCCCCGCTGCACGGTGCCGTCCATCAGTACAAACTTGTCATAGTCCAGTTCCGGGATAAAGGTTATTGGCTCAGGATCTACCGGTATGCTCTTGCCGTTCTTCATTTTGATAAAGGCTATCTGTTTCCCGCAGCCCCGGCAGGTTGTTGTTCTTGTCAGTCTTGCAGGCTGTTCTGTCATTCCCGATCCTCCAATTCTTTTATGATCTTCATTCCTTCTATCAGTGTTTTGATGTTTTCCGCGTCCCCGACTGCCGCCATTCTGATTTTTTCGTGCAGGCTTTTCTCGGTTTCGTACAGGTCCTTGTTCCGCTCTTCCTTCGCGGCTTTCACTTCCGCCTCTTTTACATTTGCTTCTACCATCTGCTTAAATAGTCGCGTCTGTTGGAAAGCTGCCGCTTCTTCCGGGTCCATGTGTATAAGTGACCGCGCCTCTTTCATGGTTTCTTCTTCTATCACTTTCAGGTCTATGTTCATCCGCCGGCCTCCTTTCGTTTCTAAAAAATCATACTTTGAAAGGTTCGTCAATCCCTTATTTTTCAACGTTTCCAGCCGTTTTGCCGTGTATTTTTTCCCTATTCACGGCGTCCCATTTTTTTGGTATTTTCCCGTCCGGTTCAGTCTGTCATTTTCGCCCTGGTTTTTTTGCCGCGTTTTCCGATGCCGTGTATTTTTTCCTATTTTTCTGGTTGAAATTTTTGTTATAGTTTTTTCTTATAGCTTACGCTGTGTGTGTTGTGTTCCTCCGCCCTGGGCGCGTTGTATACCAGCCTATTCATCAGATTGATTAAACTAATTTTCTGTGCTATAATTTGTTTGTGATGTGCCGGAGTGTGCTATATGCCCTTCGGCCTTATTTTTTTCGTTTCCCTTCGGCTTCCAATGCT